ATTTAACTAGAGTGTCTAAAGTAGGACCACAAGGTGGGTATCCTCCATTCAGTGAGCGATTCGAAGATTTCAAGGAATATTATACAAGACCTGTCCAGGCAGCAATGTATATAGATTACGATCTTTGTCGTGAAATATACCTAGAGGTGTTCGGAGGGGCGAGAGACAAAAGACCAATGTCTGCCGAAAATGTCGTGAATCGCGATCAATACGATGACAAGCTCCTGACCAATTCTGGTTGTCCAGATTATGGCAAACGCAAGGAACCTAGTATCCTCGCTAAGGCACTAGCCGACGCTCAGAGCGGCAAATGGAAAGACTACGTGATGCTGTTAGGTAGCAGATCCCAAAGAGGGAAACCACGATGGATCTTTTTGGCTCCATTCAGTCTGAACATAAGAGAGAAAATGTTTTTGTACCCCTTAATGGAAATTATTCGTGCTCAGAATAGTCCATTCTTTTCTGCATGGGAAGGTTTTAGCGAAGTTGAACGTGGTTTCAAACGCCAAGACTTTTTCGAAGGTGACATTTTTGTTCAGCAAGACTATACCTCTATGGATAAGTCTCTCAACAACACGTGTATTCAAATATTTCTGGCCATAGTGTGTCCTGTCTTTCAACGACAATACCAGAAATCATTTACTTCACTTGTTAATCATATTTTCGACATACCTGTGATGTATGCTTTAGGCAAAATATCAGTCGGACGACACGGAATGCCAAGTGGCTCAGGACTAACTAACTTCTTTGAAACAATTATTTCCTACTATGTATGGAAACTCAATGTAAAGAGAGGCCTTCCCATAACGCAGGCTCAAGGATTAGGTGACGACCTTGCATTCTCAGTACAAACTGGACAACAACCTCTATCTGACAAGAGGGTCCAAGAACTAATAGCGTCAGCTAGTGCTTCCATAGGTTTAACTGTCCAACCTGAAAAACAACTAGTTGATCGTTACACGACCATTTACCTTCAACGATTCTTTGATATTCGGATTCCGAACCCTCAACAAGGAATGGTATTAGGTATGTATCCCAGTATTCTAGCGATTAACACTGCTATGAACCCCGAGCGGTTTCA